TTTCATAGTTCCGCACTCGCTTTCCATACTTCAGTAGAACCGCTTGCATACAAGAAAGACGCATTTCCAGCAACAAAGGCACCCGTAAAACCTGTGCCAACATAAAGAAAACCATTTTTCGTAATTGTTAAAGCAGAAATTGTGCCAATAGTTCCAGGATATGTTCCATCGGCTTTCAAAAAGGAAATAGTGCCAGCGGTGCTTCCACTTGATGGAATTACTACTGTAGGTGCAACACGCATTTCATTAAAGAAATTTTGGGGCGCTTTTGATTCAGTTGTTGATGGACACATACCAATGTTTAAAACGTCTTGGATAGTGCTTACTTGGTAGTAACGTTGACAAGCGACTAATTCTCCTTGGATTGTTGCTGCGTAAGTCTTGAACGGTGTTGATACTGAACCGACCTCTAACTGTACGCCTGTAATTTCTACATAGTCATTAGCCCCAGCAGTACCTACAGAGTCCCACTCAAAATAAGTTGCTAGTTCTGTTAAGGACGATGAAAGAGTGGCAGTTGCAGTAAATCGCTGCCAAGTTGTTGTCAAAGTTACAGTTTGATTTATTGCCGTGATAATTCCTGTGTAAGTACCTGTAATAACATTTTGATCTGTGCCTGTTCCAGTTGCTAATTTTGCAACAATTTGGCTACTTGGCGCTGAAAAATTAGCACCTGCGCGAGCGTAAAAAGAAAAGGTTACAGTTTTACCCGCAAATGGAATCGAATTAACCGACTCAAAACTTTGTGAAAAGTAACTGAATCCAGCAGTTGCTGTGCCGCTGTTACGCTGGAATCTTGCACAGTATTGAATATTTGGCAGATTGGTAGTGTCGCCTGTTGCTTGGCGTGAAATTGTCGAAGTTGCACCAGCACGATAAGCAAGCCATCTATCAGCCGTATAGATTCCTGTGCTAGATGTGATCGAAGTACCACGCTGCCAAACTTGCATCGCTGAGTTTAGAACTGGATTTTGTTGAACTGGCTGCTGCCAGCGTAAGCCTGTGGAAGTGGAACTATCTGCTACAAGAGTATCTCCGTTGGATCCGGCTGCGAGATTATCGAAAGTCGCTGATCCTGTTCCAACGATCAGATCGCCCTTTGCTGTGATCTCTGTTGCCATTGCATTTGTCACCGTTGGCACTGGCCCTGTTTCGCTCGTAATGCTGATGCCTGTGCCGGCTGTGAGGCCGGTGATATCTCCGGTTGCTCCTACCCATCCCGATCCGTTATAGACTTCTAGCGTGTTTGTGTCCTGTAAATAAGAAACCATCCCCTCTGCAAGCACGCCCGATAGGGCTGTTGTTCTCGCAGCCGAATCTGCAAATACCATAACGGTTTGCTGCATCAGATATGTGTTGACTTGAGCTGCTGTCAGCACATCTCCTGTTGCGAATAGTTTGTATCCTGCTCCTGCCATGATTTCTCCTTGTTTAGTAGCTTAGAACGCCGGCGGTGTCTAAGACTCCTTGGGTTGCGCTGTCTAGAATAAATGCTTGAATGATCGGTTCACTTGTGAGAACTTTAGTAGTAAATGTCGTCTTTGTTATGTCGTGTTGCAGGCCTTGTACGAATAATTCCCTGGTGATCGATGTGGATCCTGGCATCGTCTTTGTGATGTTGACAAGGTCGAAGATTTCAAGTTCTAGGCCTGCGATATTGCGTGCTTGCTCGTTCTCTTCTACAAGGTTGAGCGTCATTGAATCAATGCGAACCAGCGAGTCTTTTCTGGATTCTAAGATCATCGTTGCCTGGTCAAGTGATTCGGCATCTGTCTCAACCAGGATTCCTTCTCGCTTGCCTGAATGGAGGAAGTAGTTATCGATCGATGTCTGATCTGAAACGATTTGGCTGGTTCCGTTGAGCCGGGTCACGGAGACGTTATTTACGATCAGGGTGTCGTCAAAGGCTAGATCTATCTGCTGGTAGCCGATCTCGGTTCCATCATCGCTGAAATTAGTGGGTGTCGAGTCTGCATACTGGCTGACGGTGGTTCTTGAATAAAAGGTTGCGTTTCCTTCTGCGTCTACGAAGAATCCACCAAATTCGCTATTTTCAACAGTTTGGATCGCATCGAGTAAGTTTCTGGATGTTCCTGGGTCTGCTTGCAGGGTGCTATCGCCTGCGTTGATGTCTCGCTGCGATGCCGGCCAATCTACAAGGTCGAGCAGGTTTTCAATGCGTGCTCCGCTGAGCTGGCCTGCGCTTGTTCCTGGCACACTGGTGATCGTGATGTTGTTGAGAAGTCTGAAGCCGTCGACGCAGCTGAGAATCACTCGCGATGCTTCGTTTACGCCGATCGCGAAGGTGGTGTCATAGCTGGTGATAAATCCTGAATAAAGATAATAACGGATGCCTTCGTAGTCGGCGTAGATTCGGATCTTTCGAAGTGGGATGAGTTTGCCGTAATAAGGCCCCGATGGGTTGGCCGGGTTGAAGTCGCCTGTTTCATCGAGCAGCTCGACGGTGGCTGTTCCTGCTTCGAATTTGCTCAAGATTCGGTTTCGTCCTCTACGGATCGATGTTCGCAATACGATCGGTGAAACGTCGATCGAATCATCGGCGTCTGCAAGTTGCCCTGTTCCTAGAAGCCCTTTTATTGCATCATCCAGGGTGAAGGCTGTGGAAATAAATGCCGGGCCGTTTGTGAAGTCGATCGTGACGCCGAGCTGTGGAATGCCTGCCATTAGAGCGCCGTCGCATCTTTAAGAATTGTTTGGCCGCTATTTTGCCCTTGAAGCAAACCGTCGCGGATCGATGTAACCAGATCTCTCTCGGTGGTTACGTTGCCCTGAACGGTTACGTTTACGGTTGCCCCTGCTCCGTATTGGGCTGCTGCCTGAGCTGCGTAACGTGATCCTGAAATCGATGCGCTAAGTGATGCTCCGCCTGCAAGTCCTGATTTGAGCGATGTTTGTGCAATCGGATCGCTGAGCGTGATCGCATCGATTGCCTTCTGCATCTGCGCTGCTCCTTGCGCCGCGTAGCGGTTTCCGGAGATCTGCGCTGGTGTGAGTTTTGTTGCAACGCTAGATGGCATCGTTGAGAGAATTTTATCTGCCTGTGCTGGCGTCAATGCTTCAATTGCTGCTTTGCCCATTGCTACATAACCGCCGCCACCGCCGCCACCGCCGCCACCGCCCCCACCGCCACCACCGCCTGGGGCTGGTGTTGTTGGTGGTGTTGGTGCAAGTTTTGCTCCGGCTGCTGCAAGGTAGGCGTTAAGAGCTGCGAGCGCATCGCGCCAAGATTGCGCTGCCTGGTTGCCCGGTGTTGGCCATAGGTCGGATGGAACTACGCCGTCTGCGATCTTCTTTGCGTAATCTGTGACTTCTTTGCTGGTCAGTTTCCATTTTTCCATCAAAGCGTTCACTTCGGATTGATCTAGTTTTCCGTCATTGATTGCCTTGAAGAAGTCCAGGTACATCTCTGCTTGTTGCTTTGTGACGCCCCATTGCTTTGCAAGCAGGTCAATTTCATCTGTTGAAAGTTTTGAATCGTTGACGGCAAATATCGCGGTCGTGTAAGCGACAACGGCTTCCTGGCTAACGCCCCATTTAAGTCCTAGAAGGATTACTTCCTCTGGTGAAATTTCCTGATCAGCAAGAACGCCAAGAAGATCGTTGTATCTTCTAATAGCCTCATTTGCCATCAGTTGCGCATTCATGTTTTCAATGATTGAGGCTAGTCGTTGCTGTTCTGCTATGTTTCCTTGCTTAACAAGGTTCAGGCGTGCTGCTTCGAGTTGTATTGGATCTGTATCTGAAACATTTTTGATACCGAATTTATCTAATCCTGCTTTTTTAATTGCAGCGCGGACTTCTGCCATTTTCTTTTCGGCAGCGGTGAGTTCCTTTGTTCCCTTTGTATTTCCAATAATGACTTTAGTGTTTTTACGATTTGCTTCTGATACTTGTTCTGAAACCTTGCTCAATTCCTTCAAGTGTGAATTGTAGGTTTGAGTTGCGGTTGCAGCTTTCTCGGTTCCTATTGTTACTCTGTTTAGCGCAATAAATGCCGCACCTGATGCTGCAACAAATACACCGATGGCTGCTGCCGCTGCGATTGCTGAAGCACCGCCTGTGGCGAACGCTGTAGCAACACCAGCTGCTGTTGCTGCCGCCGCTTGTGCTGCAAATGCAGATCTCAATGCAACAAGGGCTGTGACTATCGCATAGATGCCGGTTGCAAGTTTTGCCCCTACGAAGATTGCTGCAAATGCTTTTACAATTCCTAAGTTGTCAGAGATTGTTTTGAAGAAACGAATCAATCCCTTTGCAACTGAGATAACAGTCGTTCCTACTTCTTTGAGACCTTCCGCAAGTTGATCCTTGTTTGTGCTGACCCATTCTTGAATTACAGGCAGAACGTTAGCGGAGATATATTCTGCAAATTCTTCCAGTATCGGAATAAATGCATAACCAATTTGATCTATAATTTGATTAAATGCTAACTGTAATTTTATCAATCTAAATTCAAAGGTTCCGGCACGTTGCTCTGCTTGACCAGCAAATGTTTCGCCCAAAGATTTCAATATTTCATTGAGATCTTTAGCCTTTACTGCGTCTGCGTCAAGTGGGACGCCGAGTCTTGTTAGTGCTCCGACATTTCCACCGATCGCCTTAGCAAGTGCCAAAGAAACGGAAGCAAGATCTTTCGTAGTTCCTGCTGATATATCAAGTGCCAAAGATTGCAGCGCTTGTGCCTGTGTCACATCTTTGGTTGCTTGCGTTAAAATTTGAAGAGATGGAATCAACTGGTTATTGTCAACTCCAACAAGAAGTTCTAATTTATCTAGATATGTGACTGTCGCAGCAATTGCTTCATTTGTTGCGCCTGTTGTATTGCGCAGAGCAGTTGCTAGTGCGATCTGTTGCTTCTGATCTTCCATCGCGCCTTTGACGGCGTCGACACCAATCTTGACTGCAAAAGCCGCCGATGCAGCTGCTGCTATCCCAAATGCTTTAGTGGCTTTTCCTGCAAATTTATCAAAGTCTTTGCCGAGTCTCATAATATCTCGACGTGCTGCCTTGCTGCCCTTATCGGTATATTGGGTAATAATCCGAGCTACTACTGCGCCTGTTGCCACGTGATTATCCCTTCTCTTTATTTATATTAAGTTGCAGAATTTTCTTTGCATCATCCATCGCTTTGCGAACGTTGGTGCGAATTTTATCTGCGTCTTTATCTACAACGGCCCAAATGCCACGAGAGGCGCCTTTGAATCTTTGGTTGAGAACGCCGATCATATTGCGTCCTGTTCCTGATCCATCGCTGCGTCGTCCTGCTACTTCCCAAATTGCACCGGCTGCTGTTCTTTGAATAAGCGCTCCGGCGCTGGTGGTGTAGTCGGATCTAACTTTGCCTTCGACTCTGGTTTTCTTAATACCCTGGCGGATCGCTCCTGGTTCCCAGGCTGGCCATCCTTGACCGCCGCGTGTGCGCCCCTTTGCCGCTGGAACTGTGCGCCATCCACTCATGGGTGGCTCATCTTTAATTTTGGCCCTGGCATCGGTTTCGGCAAGACGCAGCTCGTCGCTGATTACTTTATTCAGCCGACGAGCTGCGTCCTTGTCGAATTTTTTGAGCGATTCGATGGTTTCTTTGATGCCGGATATAACTACTGTTTCATCCGCCATTTTTATTTACCGCCTTTGCTCGCTCTTTCAGGTAGATCACGATCGATTCTAGAATGCCATCTGGTGCATCTAGCAAACTGATCGGGTCGATGCCTGTCTCCACAGAAACTGCTGCTATTGAATAGGTCAGGCTGTTTCTGTGGATTCGGAATTTGGGTCTGTGTCCAGGGATACCGCTTCTAATGTATCCAAGAAATCAGGCCCGAAGGGTTTTACCACTTTGCCGTTTGCTCGAAGTGCGAGCCACCCTAAATAATAGATGTGCTCTAGCTTCTGCTCTTCGCCAATAAGTTTAGCAAGTCCTTTTCCGTACTTTTGTTCAAAGTCCACGATGATACGTGGGCGCAACGAGAATGTTGCATCTGTGCCATCGTTTGTTTTTACTTTGATAAACAATCCGTCCATTTTTCCCCCTTGTTAGTTTAGGTTGTTGTCTTTGTAATTGCTCCGCTGATCGGCCAGGTGACCGATGCGGTTGTTAATTCACCGACGGATCCGTTGAGCGGAGTCCATTCTGAAACAACAGCAGAAAACGTGTATTGCGGATTTACTGCACTTGTTGTTGTATTTACTGGCTTTGCTGTGATTGTTACTGCTGTTCCAAGTAGCGGATAGATTGTTTGTTCTACGCTGCTTGTTGCATAGTCCTGGTGAAATTCAAGACTTACAGAATTGTCTGCCAAACCTGCAACACGCTTCTTTGCTGTGTCGCCGAATGCAGTTGTCTCGACGATGTCGAATGTCGATGAAATTGTAACTGAACTTATATGGTCGCTCAGATCGGTGCTTCCAAATACAACGTATGCGTTTGTTAGAACGATTCTTGCCATTACACGACCGCCTTAGTGATTGCTCCGGTTACTGGCCATGTCACGCTTGCTGTGGCTAATTCACCGACGGATCCGTTGAGCGGAGTCCATTCTGAAATAACTGCGTTAGCGCTATATGACGGATTGAATGCGCTTGTTGTTCCGCCATTTGGCTTGACAATTACTGCGGCAACTGTTCCGAGCAACGGATAGATTGTTTGTTCGACTTCGCTTGTTGCGTAGTCTTGATGAAATTCTAGTGCGATTGAATTGTCTGCCAATCCTGCCAGGCGAGTCTTAGCTGCTGTGGAAGAGAATGCTGTTGTTTCGACGACGTCGAATGTCGAATTGAGTGTTACTGAAGCGACCAAATCGCTCAGATCCACTCCACCGACGGATATGAATGCGTTAGTTAGGACTAGGCGTGCCATTATGCGGTCGCTCCTTCTTTGGTTTCTTGTTTGATGGATTGTACTACTTTTGTTTCTGTGTTTGTTGCTGTTGCTTTGATGTGGTTTCCAGCGATCAGAGTTTCTGCGCTGACTCCTGCATCTTGCAATTCTGATTCTGTAAGTGAATCGCCTTTGGTTTTTCCGCAGACGGTTTTGTTTGAGATGATCGTGTATGACATTGGTTCTCCTTATCCCCAAATTGTTAAGCGGTATCGGTAAGAAAGAAACAGGTTGCCTTGTGATTCATATTGACCTGATTCGGCTGATGTGACTCTTAAGGTATTTACTGTTCCGCCAAGCGTTCTATCTCCTTCGATCGCTGTTTTGATTGAGCTTGCGCCCGATCCTGCTAGGTATGCGTCGAGTTTGTCCTGGCCTGCTCTTTCGGAGAAGCGTTGAACGATCACATAAACATCGACGTTTGCCTGATCTAATCCCCGGGCGTTATCGATATCGAATGTGAGATCTAGTTGTCCTACGACCGCGCATGGCGGTGTTACTGGCTCTGGGATCAAGTCGTATACGCGTAGGCCTGTTATGGTCTGTAGCCTGGTTTTAAGACCGTCGCGGACTTGGCTTGGGTTCATTTACTTCGCCAATCCGTTGTTCTTCTTAAATGGCCGCAGAAGGGTTTCAACGTCTGCGTCGAGCTTGGCGCTCAATCGGACGGTGCCTAAGTCTGGGCTTCCTGCGATCCCGAATGGCGACTGGCGTCTTGTAAATAGCCGAGCTGCCTGGATCAGGGTTGCCATGTTGACTTCGGCTGGCGTCGCTGCCCATCCCCAGATTCCGGTGATCCGGCAGGCCTGTGGTAAATAATAAGGCCAGACGTATCGGCCGATCGCAAGTATGCGGTTTACTGGCCAGCCGCGCTGTGGATTGTTTACTGGCTCGAGCATGTAGTCGCTGGTTGACCAGACGGTGTCGTATGTCTGGTTGAAGTTGTCGTCGGTTGCCACTTCTGTGATCGTGTAATTGTCATCCATGTTCATTGTCCACGGATCGAGTGGTGTGTAATAACGGGCGACCGGTGTCTGGGTCGTTCCGTTCCGGTAAAAGAAGCGCCCTGTGTAATCGTCGATCATTCTGCTTGCTGCTGTGATTGCTGCTTCTAGTGGCGTGTCATCGACGCTGTCTGTGATCGCAAGCGATGCCTTTAATTCGGCAAGTGTGCAGTATGCATTAGTTAGGGCCACGCTTTGTCCTTCTTTCCGGTTTCGGCAGCATTGCGCGTTCTAGTTTGGGATCGGCGGTTGCTGTTTCCTTTGCCGGCTTCTGCCGGATCTTCTTAATCTTTCCAAATATCATTGTGAACCTCTTCCAT